ATGCCGCTCACCGACATCGCCGTACGAAAAGCCAACCCGACAGAAAAGCCCTACCGCCTTGGCGATGCCGCCGGCATGTATCTCGAAGTGCAGCCGAGCGGCGCGAAGTATTGGCGCTTGCGCTATCGTTTCGACGGTAAGCAAAAGACGCTCGCCCTCGGTGTGTATCCAGTGGTCAGCCTCAAGGATGCGCGCGATGCCCGCGACGATGCCCGCGGGCTACTCGGTAGGGGAATCGACCCGGGAGCAGCGCGCGCCGCGACGAAAGCCACCAGAGGCGCGGCCGCGTCGAACTCGTTCGAAGCCATAGCGCGTGAGTGGCATCGCAAGTTTTCAGCCGACCTTTCGGCATCGCACGCCGCACGTAATCTTCGTCGTCTCGAAAGTCATGTGTTCCCCTACTTCGGGGAGCAGACCATCACTGCCGTCGACGCTCCGACGATCCTAGCTGCGCTCCAGAAGGTCGAGGAACGCGGGAATCTTGAGACAGCCCACCGGCTGCGCTCGATCATCGGGCAGGTGTTCCGGTACGCGATTGCCACCGCGCGCGCCACACGGGACCCGAGTGCAGACCTGCGCGGTGCGATCCCTCCAAAACCGGTAAAGCATTACGCGGCAATCATCGACCCGGCTGAGTTGGGTAAAACGCTCAAGGTCATCCACACATACCAAGGTAGCCCGGTCGTCGAAGCCGCTTTGAAGCTGGCGCCATATTTATTCCAGCGCCCCGGCGAGCAACGGCTGGCCGAGTGGGTCGAGTTCGACCTCGATGGTTCGACATGGGAGATCCCGCCCAGCAGGATGAAACGCACGAAGGAAGGCAAAGCGAGCGGCGCGGCCCATATCGTCCCGCTGGCGCGACAAGTGGTGGACGTGCTGCGAGACCTCCATACGCTCACCGGCCATGGCAACCACGTATTCCCGAGTGTGCGCGGCGACGTTAGACCGATCAGCGACGGGACGCTCGCGACGGCGCTCAAACTGATGGGATTCGACTCGCAGACGATCACGCCTCACGGTTGGCGCGCGACGGCCCGAACGCTTGCAGTTGAGGCGCTCGGATTTCCAGCCGAAGTCGTAGAGATGCAGCTCGCTCACTCCGTTCGTGACTCGCTGGGGCGCGCGTACAATCGTACGCAATGGCTCGACAAGCGCCGCGAACTCATGCAGGCATGGGCCGATTACCTCGACCGCCTACGTCTTGCTGCGTGATGAAGACCCTTCACTTCTACCGCTTCCAGCAGCCCGGCGCCAAGCGCTGGGAAAACATGGATTATCATGCGCGGGAGAACACTAGCCCCTCCCCACCCGAACTCAACTCAATGATGGCGAAATCATGAAACGTTCACGTCGCGATCAAGATTCGCCGAGGTTCTTTGAAAAAGTCCTGGAGACGATAGCTAAAGTTGTTCTAGTTAGATTTCCGGCCTTATGCGCCATCATCTATTTGGGCAAGACGGCATTGGGCTCATCCGCTATAGATGGCATCGTCGTGGTCTGTGCAATCAGCGTGTTTTTCTGGTTGCTGATGGAATGGGTATGGAAGGAAACGCGCGACCAACGTTCAGATGAAAAAGGCCCCCCCTCGGATTGGTGGTGACTGCGCGGCCATATTTCAGATCGAATTGAGACGCTCCACCATCTCAAAAACCAGACAAATTTATGTCCCCGGCACCGGCAGCGTCGACTTGATGAACGGGTCGCGCGTGTTATACCACGCCACATAAGCCGGGTTATTCGTGTCGGTCTCGATGAATCCGGGCCAGTACTCCGGATCTTGGGGACTTGGGGAATAGTCCGTCAGGTCCCCGTCGCTGTTCACGCGGATATAGATAGTCGTGGCCATCAGAATTTATACCCCAATGAAATAACCGTGTAGGTCGGCGTCCCAATATTGCTGCTCGCGTTGTACCACAGTTGCCCAACGTTACTTGTCGCAGTCACTCCTTGGCTGCCGGCCCCTTGAGCGGCGGCGGTCGGCAGAGGCACCAACACTACAGGCCCGATGCCGTTAATGTCTCCACCCACCGTCAGAGACATGACGGCATTTGCCAATGTGTTTGACGTGCTGAGGAAAAGAATATTTTCTATAGCGTTTCGTGGGACGGTTGCGAGCGTGTTGAAAGGGGCGAAACCTGATGTACCGGATGAAGTGGTAAACACGGTTCTACCCGTGTGCCCGACGGTACGATCTCGCAACATCCCACCAATCAGATTCCCCGATCCGTCCGTCCCCCAAACGGAAATAAGCGCGCTCGCCGTGAAGCCGGCCGGCATATTGGCGCCTCCGTAAATCGGCGGCGCGACGGCCGACGTGGCATTCACCGTGAGGGTGTTGGTGAATTGAGTCGTCGGGTTGTAGATGGCATACGTCGCCAAAAAGCCATTGGCCGGCGGCGAGCCAATATCCATGCCCCCTGCGCCCACCGTCCCCAAGTTGATGCCAATAGAGAGCGATTTCAGAAGGTATGAAATGCCACCCAGCGCCGTCTGCACGATGACCTCGTCGACCGTATAAACCGCCGTTGACGAAACCACCGGCACATACATCCGGGCATTCCTGACAGAGCCCACAACCCCGATTGACTGCCCCATAGGGCCACTGACGATTTGGAATTTCGTGCCGTCGTAGACAACCGTCACGACCTGACCGGCAGCAATGTCACCCGGGATAAGCGGCGTCCAGACCTGCTTCGTTACGTCCTTGGCACCGAGCCCGTTGATGTTCAGCGTTACGGCCGTGGTCGTGTTGGTGCCGGCGGCCACGAAACTGAAGCGCTGGCCGGCGACATAGGCCGCGAGCGGTGGAACGGGCAAAGCGGCGGTGATCGTGTCAGAGCCCGCGATCGAGGTAAGAAATTGCATCGATCCGTCTTGAACTTGGCCCGCAGCCGCATAGTCGGATCGGCTTTGCGCGTTAGCCACGTTCGTATGCCGGAAATTTCCCATCGGCAAATTGGCCGTCGGCGTGGTCTGGCCGTCCCTCGCAATAGAGGCGGTCAATGCGGACGCGATATCAGAAAGCGTCGGATTCGCCCATCCGTTCGAACTGATGATGGTGTTAGGGACGACCGGATTGCCGGTCGACAGAGTGAAATTTCCCGAGCCGTCGCGTGGCATATGTGCTCCTGTAAACGAAAAAACCGCCCGAAGGCGGTGTGTTGTTGGACGGCGTTACGTCAACTTCCTCGGAATGCGTCCGGCGCAGATTGAGGCGTAAAAACTTGGCCTTGATCGCTTCTGGTCCCGACGTTGATCGGCGCCGATGCGGCGGCGTATCCGACGTCAGCAATCATCTGGGTCTTGCTATTCGAGTCGCGCGACGAGCCGTAATAGAAGCTGATGATCGCGACCCAAGCGGTCGAGAGCGTTCCGACCATGACTAACAGCGTGTTTTGCGTGGCGGAGTCGAGTTTCGCGAAGGCCAAGAGCGCGAGCGTTCCGAAGAAGCCGAACGTCACCAGATAGGCAAGAATCTCGGTCGTGTGGTCCTTCGGATTCGCTGTGCGCATCGTCCTTGCCGATTTGACGTCGGCAAGTCGATTAGCTTCAGCCGTCACCGCCAACTGCTGAAGTTGCACCTTGGCGTTCGTCTGCAACTCCTGCACCTTCACGATGGCATCAGGATTACCTGCAAGGGCTGCCGACACGGCATCGGGAGTGTTTGACGTCCCGAGCGTCGAAGCGATGAGTCCACCGACGGCAGCCCCAGCAGGGCCGCCGAGCAGTCCGCCGATCACCGGCGCGGCTTTGCCAACGACAGATGCGATATCATTCCAAGTGGTCATGATTTAAGCGCTCCCTTTGCAAGTTCCCAACGAGCTTCTCTATCTTCAAGGCCGTTGGTGCCTCCGTTAATGCGACGCGTCAACGTCACGAAATCGCCAACATCCGCGTATTGATTGAGCCCCTTGTCATTCCAGAACCAAGCCGCTGACTGTGCGGCATACGACGGAATTTCAAGAAGTTCAGGTGCCGAAACAAAGTCGATCCCCAGCGCGTCGCTCAATCGTTGGTAGTTGTTGCGCCCGGTAATCTGAATTAGGCCGCGCCCGAGGTAGCGTTTGCCATCCCCGGGTTGGGTGTTGCCCAAATCGGCGCGGCCCTCATATCGAGCCTGTGCCGGAGTTGGCCCCCATATCTCTTTTGTGAAAACGAATCCCCCAGATTCATGACCCACTTGTGCCAAGAAAGCAGCGATACGGGGCGGCGTGTCGATCGAGTAAAGGGCTATCGAGGCAGAGATAGGGTCAACCCATTTTTGCGCGGCAGATGCGTTCAACCCAGTGGCTGCTTGGAATGTGGCTGCATCCATCATCTCGCCCCCTTCTGGTCGGCGTTATTGGCCCTGAATTCGAGTACCGTCAGGCGGTTGTCGGCGCGCCGAAGCTCCGACCCGACGTCGTATTGGTACTTTGCGATTTGCTCATCGCGCGTGGCTTTCGCCTTTGCGATGTCTTCCGTCCACGGGTGCCATTGGGAATAAACGGCCGTCGAAACTGCAAGTAGGACCGTTCCGACGGAGGCCAGCACGCGTATCGCTCGCCGGCCACCCATCACCTCGTCACGCAAAGGTTTGAGGGCGTCCTGAAATTCGTCAGATTTTTCGAAGAGCCGCTCTTGGCCCTTGTTCAGGGTGTCGATTTGCTCCTGCTGACGGGCGAGCGCGAGCTGTAGTTGCAGGATGGTTTCCATCTTCCCGTCCATGCGCTTCTGCCAGTCGAGGTTCTGATTCATGCGCTCGACCAGCACCTTCAGTTCGGCATCGTTCATGTCATCACTTGGCACCGTTTTTCCCCTGACATGTCTGGTCTATACTGATCAGTACCCAAAATAAAAAAGCCGCTCGTGGCGGCTTTACCTCAAATGACAGAAGATCAGTTCTGGCGTCTCGTTATCTCATCGGTCATGCTGTCAGCTATCGTCGCGATCAAATCAGCGATTCAGGCCCGCAGAAAGAGCGGCCCCGATCCCCGGAGCGAGCGGCGTACCAAAGCGCTGTACCGCTTGGCCTACCGCTTGGGCGCCCGCTGGTCGATTCATAAGAAGGGCTTGCACTAAGCGTTGCCCGGCAGCGGTATAGGGCAATGCGGCGGCTGCGCCTCCAACCGTCGCTGGCACCATCACAGCACCCGGAAGCAACGCATGCCCTGCTAGAGCCCCTGCAGCCAATCCCAACATCGAACGCCCCGCCGTGCCGCTATCAGGATATTTCGAGCCGAGGACCTGCTGACCAGCGCTCGACAGATCTTGCATCAAAGCATTCCCCGTCGCGACCGCCCCCTTCCCCACTGACCGATCATTCGCGCGCACCGCGTTATTGAGTTGCGCGCCGGTGAATATCCCACCGTTATTCATCGCTCCCTGAGATGCCGCCGCGGTGCGCAGCCGAACGAAATTTGCATAGGCAGCGTTGGCATTCTGGAGTTGTTGAACGGAGGTCGACGTGTTGTATCGTGGCAGCGAATTGTCGATCGCGTTGCTGATTTCGCTGATCGCTTGCCCAAGTTGGCGATTATCGAAAGAGGGGTCCGCTGCATAACCGCGAGCGATGCGGCGCAATTCACTCTGAGCGCCCTGCAACGTGGGACCGTCCATCTGTCCCTGAGGTCCGAGCTTCCCGAAAATCTGCGTTCGAAGCACGTTCGTGAAGGTCTGCTGCTGGGCCGCGGGAAGGTTTTGCGCCAGCGATGCGAGATTCGTGATATCGGATTGAAACCCGGGATCGGTCGCCCGAAAGGTCATCCGCGACAAAGCGCCATCGTATGCTCGCCCGATTGTCTGCTGAACGGCCTGCACCCCTTCATTCCCGACTGGTCCGGTATATGTCTGCCCAATCGGCGCCAACACCTCGTTGTAGGTGGCGCGATTGAAGCTTTGGGTGGCCCGTTGCTGGGCGTTCTTTATCAAATCGCCGAGTACCGGAACGCTCGTCAGTTTGTCCTCGGTGCGCGCGAACCCGCCGCCGAGAATCTGACCCGGGGTCATGTTGACGCCAGCCTGTGCGAGTCGCTGCTGAGCGGCTTCCCCGGCGCCGATAATCCCCCGCCCAAGAGCATTCATTGCCGGAGCTACGATGCCACCGGTCAGAGCGCCTAGGCCAATTTGCGCGGCTTTTTGGGAACCGAATGAATTGTCTGGAGAAACGTTCGTCACCGGCGTCAATGCGCCATTGGCTGCGCCTAGGGCGGCGCCACTTCCCATCGTAGCGAGCAACCCGCCACCGGCAGCGGGCGCTGCCATCGCAAGCGGGGCAGTCCCGACGACATTGCCACCCATCCGCATCAGGTCAACGCCAGTATCTCCGGAAGCTTGGCGCCGCGCTTGATATTGCTGCTCATTCTGCGCAATGCTTTGATCGAACTGCTCGGGTGTGGCCGGCGTCATCCCGAGCGCTTTCGTCATCGGGCCCACCACCGGAAGGCCATTGACGAATCTCGTGCCTGAGTTGATCGCGTCCACGAGAGCCGACGGCAGCGAATGGACAAGGTTTTGCGCGCCAGCGTCGAGCGGGTCGCGCACTCCCTGTACGAAGCGGCCACCGGCTGAAATTGGAGACGCTGCCGGCGCTGGCGCCTGAGATACGGGAGTGTTCTCGGGTCCTGGCTTCGCACCAGAACCCGCCAGATAAGCATCAAACGACTGCCCAGCGGCTTGCGGAGGAGCAGCATTGAGATAGTCGTCAAAGGCACTCATTTCAGCATCCCCGTATTGAAGAGCATTTCGAAAACGGGCCGCATCGAGGCGTTCTGCTTGATCGCTTGCTGAACCGCCGAGCGCTGTTGATCGCCGTTCATCTGCAAGATCGGCGTGATGGTCGTCATCATGGTCGGTTTCACCATGTTGTCGAACGCCGCAGATTGCTGGGAATAGGCCTTCTCGTTGCCCTGCTGGAAGATTGGGTTCATGACCTGACGCTTCAGGTGCATCAGATCCAACTGATTCAGCTGATTGTTGAGCCCTGAAATCTTCGCATCCTGCGGCTTGTCGTACGTCGGCACCGATTCGTTGATCGTGGCACGCGACGCATCGCTGCCTGCCGCACCAAGCGCCTTACCTTGGAGGCTCACATAGTTGGCGTGCAACTTCCCATACTCGGCCGCATCGGTGCTCAAGCGGGTGGCCACGCCATCCGGAGCGAAGCGAGCCATCGTACCGCCGACACCCTGATTGCGCGCGAGATTGATCATGCTCGTCAGCGCTTCACGCGACTGCTGATAGACGCTGTCAGAGTCTGAGAGCGCAGATTGAGCATCTGCCATCTGCTTGCTGGGAGCACCTTGAGATGTATTTGCGGCAGTCGCCGCGCCGAGCGCCGGAGCCGCAGCAAACCCGCGCGCACCTGCCGGCGCGGCGGGTGCACCTTGCGTACCGGGATAGCCGAACACCCCGCTAGGCCCGTTTTCGCGGAGCATGATCGCAGAGCCGATCGCCTGACGCACAAACGGGTTGCTCAGATCGATCTGCTGATTCGGTTTGATCCCGAGTCGCTGGGAGACGTCCGCGATGTAGGCCTGCGTGTCGTTCTCATTGGGAGGAGCCCATTTCGAAATGACGCCGGATAATGTGTTGACGCCCTGCTTGCCGTAGCTCTGAAGGTTGTTGTCCATTGCCGCCAGACCCTCCTGAGGGCTGCCGAACTGGGCAAGTTTCCCGCCGGGCATGAGCGCGCCCGGGTTGTTGTTGCGAATTGGCGCAGGAAGATTTCCAGACGGCGCACCACCGTTGGCAGCGTCTGCCACGTTGGTGGCGGTCTGGTATTCCATCTGGTTCGTTTGCGGGTTGAAAACCTCTTTGAGGTTGTATTGGGCATTCCCCCGCGCTCGCGCCGCCGTCGTGTCTGCAATAGCTCCAAGACCACCTTGGACCGGCACGATATTCCACTGACCGTCCTGCCCGGAAACGGCAGTGAACCCGTCCGGGACGTGCGGCATTTGCTGAGTTTTCCCGCTCATCGGGTCGAACATATAGCCGCCCGGGCGCAGAGAAACCGGTGCGATGTAGTTCGCTTTCACGAGGCTCTGCTGGGCCAATTGCTGTCCTAGCGTGCTGCTCGGGTCGATTCCGGCCGCGCGAAGTTGCGACACGATCTCGGCGGGTTTGTACTGACCGGCCTGCACTTCCCAGTATTTGTCAGGGTTACTCAAATACATCTGGGCGGCCATCTGCACTGGCAGGCCAGCCGGATTATTTGCGCCGCCCGGCGACAGGAATCCGCCAGACTGGCTACGTTGCGACGCCATCGCGTTTGCAAGCGCGCTACGGTCAGCATCCCCATCGCCGAATGGATTCGCGACTTGCATCGAGCCGCCAACACCACCCCCGGCAGAAACGCCAACCGGTGCACCGGCGGCGGCCGGTTGAGGCGCCTGATCGGGCGCAGCTGCCGCGCTCGGCGCAGCGCCGGGCGCCACGCCGCCAGTCAGAAATTGCATCTGCTGTGCGCCGAGGTTACGCATTCCGCCGATCGCGTCGTTGCCAAGTTTCGCGCCAAGATAAGCTTGCGCGAGCTGAGTCAGGCCAGACCCGATGCTGTACTTCGGCATGACCGGCATCCCGGCGCCGATCTTATTCAACTGGTCACCGCCATTACTCATCGCAACGCCCATGAGCGCCTGCGCGAGCTGCTGCTTGCGTTGGACGTCGAGATAGTCGCCTTGGAACTGCGGCAGGATCACCGGCCCGGATGAAGTTGCCATGTTCGCCCCTTAGAATTGGTTGAGCCGTTGGAGGCCGTTCGCCAGCATCAGCGGGTGGACCGCTGGGATGACCGGACTGGGTGCGCCGAGTGTTACGGCCGCTTGTCCGGAATCCTGAGCCGAAGGCAGTGGAGACATCGTGGCGCCGGACTGCCCTGACATCCCCTTCATGGCTTGCTGGAGTGCCATCTGGAGGAATGGCGACGCCTCAGCGTCTACTCCTCCCTGCGCCGTCCCGGATGCCAATGGGGCTGTCATCGACCCCATCAAGCCACCGCCCATGCCAACCCCAACGGGTAGCGAACTCGCTCCCGATAACGAGTCGCTTCCCATCAGGCTGCCGAATAACCCGGACGGATTGAAACCACTGAGCGACCAAGCCATGTCACGCTCCCGCCACTCGGTAATTGACCATGTCAAAGCCGGTCGGATGCTTGACGACGGCCGCCGGACGAATCGATTTCACGTCACCAGCCATGAAGCCGATATGCCGCACGCCGACCTTTTCCCACACATACCGATAGGTGTAGACCGGGAGGCCGTTCGCCCAAGTGCCGATGCGCTTGATGCCGCGTTTGAGACGGCGGTCGGACAGTGAGAGGCCGAGAATGCCGGCCGAGCCAAGACCAAAAAGACCGCCCATGAACGAATTGCCACTGGCCTGATTGGCGTTGTACTGGTTCATCTGGCCTTGGTAGTTGCTGTAGATGTTCTGGCCGATGTTCGCGGGCTGAGCAGCAGACTGAGCGGTCCCGGAATAGCCGGGGATCATCGAGGCGATCGACTGCAAATTCGAGTACGGCGCTTGGCCGATACCGACCTGCTGGCCGTACAGACCCGCCTGACCTTGCAGGTTGTTTTGCATCTGGCCAAAAAGTCCGGCCTGCTGCCCGATCAACCCAGCTTGCGCCTGCGCACCGGCCAACTGGTTCTGCCAGTTTTGCGTGCCGATCTGCGAGCCAGTCATGATCGCTTGATTGGCGGCATTGCTATATGCCTGCTGCTTTTGGTTGTTGAAGTTCGTCATGGCATTCGTATATGCCTGAGAACCCGGTGTGAGACCCTGATTCGCAAGAGACGCTTGTAGGCTCTCCTGACCCTGCGAGTACTGAGGGTCGAGATATTGCGTCTGCGCCTTGTAGGCCGAATCCTGACCCTGTTGCTGGGCATTCTGAGCGGCCTGCTGATTCAGTCCCTTCGAGATGTCCGTCAACTGTGGGTTGAGTCCGGCATAGCCTTGGTTGACGGCCTGATAGGTCGACAGCAGCCCGGACAGACCGTTGAGCGCATTTTGGTTGATCCCGCCAGACTGCCCGATTTGGCCGAAAAGGCCATTCATCGCCCCTTGCAATTGCGGGCTGGCCGAGATGTTCGTCTGGTAGATCGGCGCACCGGTGGCCGGATCGTAGCCGCTGATCGAGCTTTGCTGGCTGCCGAACGGGTTCGAGTAATTCCCGAGGTTCAGCGCTTTGTTATAGGCGGCCGACTGCTGGTTCGTCTGAGTCGTTGCGCCGGCAACCGCGTACGGATCGGGAGGCGATGGCGCACTTCCGCCCTTACCGCCGCCCTCCAGCGTCTGAGGGCTATTTTTGAACAGCGCTTTGCGAAAAGCTCGCGCCGGAAGATCAGGAGCGTCGAAGCTCAGATATGAGTGCCGCATGGTATTTGCCTTCGATGAACCGGCATTCGCTCTTGAGCATGCCGTAGACGATCAGGTCTGTTCCATCGGTGCAAGCCGCGCGGAGTTGTCCTTCACGCTTGAACCCCAAATGCTCGTCGAAACGCTGCGCTTCGACGTTATCGGCCCGCACAAGGCCCGTGATTCTGGTGCATCCCTCTTGAACGAAGGGATAGCGAAAACACGCACTGAGATAGGCTGGCGTCATCCAGTGCCGAGAACCGTCCGACGCCACATGCATCAGGATGTTGGGACCGCTTTTGGCCTCATACACCACGCCAGCCACCAAATTCCCATCATGCTCAAGCCCGATGGCCTGAGCGTCTGGGCGCCAAACTTCAGCGTCGACGTGGTCGGCGACGAAACCCAACACTCGGTCTCGCGCGTCCCACAGAATGCGCTTCATACGACCAACCCGCCGTCAGCAATGACATACGCCGTGGATACCCACTGCGCAGTGCAATCGAGGGCGGCGATTTTCATATGCATCGCGGCCGTTGTCCCGACGCCGGAGACCCATTGCCAGTCCTTTTTGACCACTTGGCCGGCTCCCCACATCCCCACATCCCAAAGCGCTTGGTCCCATAGGCCATATGCCGGTTGCGAGAACGTCGGCACGCCGACCGGTGGCGTAATGTCGAAATCGATATTGAGACCCAACAGAACACCCGGGACGCCGCTCGTCTGGATGATCGGCCGTGCCATCGTGATCTGTTTCTGTTGTGGGTTGTCGAGGTATGAAAATGCCTGAAGCGCTTCTCCGTTGATCTGGGCACCGTTATCGTCCATCGCCGACGTCCATGCCTGTACGACGACGCCATTGCCACCGTAGTAGATCAAATCGGTCTGGCGCTCCCAGCAATTCGCCGGCCAACCGGTGAAGTTGCACCATGCGCCGGTGATGGTGTTCATGACGTACTGCTGTTGCTGGCCGCTCGCCACCGGCACATTCAGGATGAGCATGTTCTGTAAAGGATGCAGCAACATCTGCCATCCGAAGTTCGGCGCATAGAGAGAAGTCGCCTCAGAAATGGCACCCTGAATCTTGTATGTGAGGTTCTTCTCGGTGTTCACGCGCGTCGACGCGAGCAGGTCGGAAATCGGCATCAGGCCGTCTTTGCCGATATAAAGAAGATCGCCCCCGTATTTCAGCAGGCAGCGATTGCCCATGGGCGTACCGGCCTGATACGTCCCTTTCTTCGAGAACGTCGTCGCCTGAGAGGGGTCGGTGCCACCATACACGGCGATCTCACCCTGATCCGTCGTGATGATCAGGTAATCCTGCATGCCTTCGCCGCCGTCGACCGTCCAGATGCCCAGCGACACGAGGGAACCGCCCCTGCGGAAAATGGCAGAAAAATCGAACGCGGTGGCCGCGCCCCCCACCTGCCCGACCGGCAGATACCATGCGCGCAGGCTTGCCTTCTCGATGAACCATACGCGCGATGCGAAAATCTCGACGTATGAGAGAAGCGTGGGATCGACACCGGTGATCGTCAAAGGGGACGACGAGCTTGTCACGGACTGCCATGTCGTACCGTTGTACGCGTAATACCCATCGGCGCCGTTGACCATCAACAGGAAAGGCCCTGCGCTGGTCGAGAAATTGGTATGGATCCACTTGTCGGACAGCAACGAGCCAATTGCAGGAGCCCCGACCGGGCCCCCGGCCGTCACATCAAATACTGCGCCGCCGGCTGCGGCGAATAGCTTACGGGTGCCGCTCGCAGGGTTGTAGCCCATGATGGCATTGACTTGGTTGCCAAGCCCAGTGGCCCAATTTCGGGAGCCGTTTCGGACAGCTACGCCGGTGGTATTGGGAAACAGGTTCGTGAGAATCACGGCGTCCGTTTCCGGCATCATCGCAACCGAGTCACGCGCGTTCCACCCGCCAATAGGCGCGGGCAAATTCTTGGTGCGCGCGATCTGCTGTCGCACGATCTGGGCTGCCGGTCGGCGCAGCATTACGCCCAGCTCCCTGACGGCACCAAGATGCCCGGATAGATGTCGTATTTCACGTCGCCCATGTTGATGACATCCTTCGAGCCGTCGCGCGCTTTCGATGTCGCAAGCATCGCCTCGTAATCTACGAAATCCTGAGCGTAATCCAGCCCCTTAGCCTTCTTCCATCGCCACTCGATGCCGAGCTTGAAAGTTGCCTCATCGAGCAGCAACGTGTCGGTATCCAGCAAGAACCGTGTCTGAGGCGCACCGGTGGCGGATTGAGCCCAACAGGTCGACTTGTACTGGAACCAGATGTTTTGCCCGACAGCAGGCACAGGGATGAAGAGGATCGCGTTTCCACGGATCTGAAACTGGTTCCATGGCCCCTGCATGACCATCGCCTTCAGCTGCTCCCACCGCTGCGGCGTCATCGGCCCAAAGACAGGGCGCCGCAGATCGCGATTCCACATCACGTCGTTCAGGATCGCCTTGAAGCCGGGAAACGTCGCCGTGATGTTCGCGACCTGCGTTTCCACTCCCACGGTCACGAATGTCGCTTCCAGTAAAAGTGCCTGCCAGTCATATTCCGACACCTGCCACTCGCCCTCTTTCGCCGCAAGCGCGTTGATCTGCGTAATCTGTGGATCGCTCGACTGCGCGGCGGTGCTCGGCGTGGGAAGGTTGATGCGCTGGCAAATGTCTTGAATGACTGACAGGCAGTTCGACATGGCTTACTCCGCGGGATCCGGGCTTTGGTTCTTGCCGGCGCGCGCTGCCTTCGGCGCGGCCATCATCGTCGCCATCTGAGTACGGAGTTCCTCGACGACCGATCGAAGATCGCCCACCTGCTCCCTGAGCGACGCATTCTCGATCGTGAGAGCCTCCACTTTCATGGCACTTTCTTTGCCGTCACCCGTTTTCAGAGCCTCGGCCGCCCGAAGCTTCAGCGCGCGCGCGCCCATGCCGATGCGCATGAGCGCTTCTTCGTTGGAGTCGGCCAGTGATTCGAGCGTGCGCACGTTGACCGCTAGGCAATTCTGAATTTCTGCCGGCGTGAAGAGGGTGGTGCACATCTTCAGCGGCGTGCCGTCTTCAGGGAGTTCCTGACCATCCTTGTACATCTCATACATCTTGCGGAAGTCCTTGGCCCACTCGAAGTCGTACATGCCGGTTTGCGCCTGACCTTCGATCTTGCGCAGCCATGCTTCGGCGATGTCTTCGCGAACATCTTTGCCGCCCGAGGGCGTGATGATCACCCAGTCCTCGTCCTTGTAGACCTTGCGTCCAGCGTCGATCGATGCGGCCCGGTCTTCCACCGGGCGGGGCTCGAAACGGATGTGCGGGCGCGAGCCCTTTTCCTGCATGCGGAGTTGTTCGATCACAGTGTGTTCTCCTTGGGTGGCTGAATTATTGGTCTTGTGAGAACAGGTGCGCGAGCGCGCGCTTCGCCAGTTCTTCGGGTTCGGCGCTTCCCTGACTGATGGCGTGAGCGATCGAATGCGGAAGCTTCACGAGGAACCCTTCCAGCGCAAGAAAGCGCTTCTCGACGCGTTCCTCGAAGGTCAGCGCTTCATCGCCGGAACTTACGCCGATGGGCAACATGCCAGCGCTTTGCGAGACAGCCGGTGCAGATGCCAAATCGGCAGCGGGTGCTTCGACCGCACTCGTAACAGCGACGTTCTCCCCCGATTCAGCAGCGACCTCCGCGCCTTCCGGAATGGGCTGCTCGTCCTGCTTGATGTCTTCGTCCATTTCAAACCTCCAAAAAGAGCGGCGCAGACCCGAAGGAATGCGCCGCTGAAATCCCCAAGGAGAGGGGAATGGTTGCTTACGTGATCGCGCCTTGCGTCGACGGGCCGTTCACCGTAACGACGTTCCAGAAGTTGGTGCCGTCGTTGTAGGTGCCAGTCACGCTCACCGAACCGGTTGCCGTCGCGTTCGCGCTCATCACCGCCGAGTTATCGGTGTTGATGGCGCTGATCGTGGTCGACGCCGGAATACCGGTGCCCGAAACAGCCATGCCGACAAACCAGCCATCGGTACCCGTGTTGGTTGCGCGCAGCACCGGCGAGCCGTTGGTGGTTTGCACGTTCGCTTTGACGACGGTCGTCGTGGCCGCGAGCGACACCATGGCGTTTTGGATCTGCTTGCCTGCCGAGTTGGCACCCAGCTTGCCGGCCGCCGTGATGCCGATAGCAGCACCGGCGGCGACCGAGGCCGTCGACAGTGCGAGCGCATTGCCAGCGATCTGGAACCAGCCGTACTGCACCTGCGACGCGTTCGATGCGTTCGCATTCATCGCAAAGGCCACCGAATACGCGAGGTTGGCCGTGTTTGGCACGTCGGTCGCGACGTACTGATTCGTACCAAACGTCACGCACTCGCCAACCTTCAACGCGGTGCTGACCGGGATTTGCAGATAGATCGCTTGGCCGCCGCCCCAATAGGGATCGACAAAGTCGATGATGGCACCCAGCTTATGGCGCTGGATGTTATCCGGCGTGAAGAAATTCCCGACCGGCTGCGAGCCGATGAGCGGGAACATGGTTGCAGCGGTAGTCATGTCATCTCTCCTATCAAGCCTTCATGACGCCTTGCAGGAACCGCGCCGAGCAGACGAGGTTGCCCTGCCACAGGATCGGCATGACGATGGCGTCCTGATTCACGCTGCGCACTTCTTCCGGCATGTCCATGTTGGCGTCGCGATGGACGACCATTTCGAGGAAATCCGTGTTGAGGAAGTACGCGTGCTGAGCCGGGATGCCGCCCGAACTATCAAAGAACACGTCGGCGGTCTTGTACTTCATCGAGACCATACCGCCCTGCCCGTTGTCCTCGGGCGCATAGCGCTTGAGGCTGGTTTGCGACTGCTCGTAGAACGCGAAGTAGTCGTCGGACATGACGATGAGGTCCGGCGAATCCGCGCCGCGAGTCAGCTTGATCCACATCGGGAGCATCAGCGACTCGATGGTCGTGACGCCCGGGGTGATCGCGCCGCCGCCTTGGAGGGGAGCGGCAGCCGACTGCACGATGTTCTGCCAGAAGGCCCACGTCGAGGCGTTGATGCCCCCGACGGTGCCAGCACCGCTGTCGGCGACGATCGCCTGCAAACCGTTGATCTGGTTCGAAGCGGTGCCGTCCGAGTAAAGGTCGCTGGAAAGGCCATTGGCGAACGAGCGCTGGGCGTTCGTGATCTTCGCCTTGGTGAAGTTGATGATGCGTTGCGCACCCGAGTTGGTACGCAGTTCGAGACCCGAAGCCGCGACGTTCACCGCAGCTTGGCGCCACGGGTATTCGGCGGCCGTCAGCACGTCGACGGCGTTGATGTTCAGAACATCGTAGCCGCTGTAGCGCTGATAGGTCGAGTTGGCTTGGTAGTCAAGCGGGGTGACAATCGACAGACCGCCGTCTTCGAGGCGCACACGACCTTTCGACGCGATGCGACGATAGAGCGCGTTGTGCTTCGAGACGTTGTCGGCGACAGTCTTCTTGTGATTGCGATATGTGGTCGATACCAGTTCGGTGAAAGCGTTGAACAGGCTCGACTGACCGGGAGATGCCATGATGGGCTCCTATTTCAGTTGAGAAGGCCCAGCGAACGCGCCGTGGCCTCAATGTCCTCTTCCATCGTCCGATTGGGCTGAGCCGCCGGCACCGACGCGCGGCCGTTGGGCCGGACCACGTTTGCACCTGCCTGCTTTGCCTGACGGACTTGCGCTTTCCGCTTGTCGTCCCACTCTTGCTGCTGTTGAGCGAGCCAAATCTGGTACGTCTGCGGGTTTGCTCGCATAGCCTTTTCGTAAGCGTCATCGAGATCCTTCGCCAAGCCGCTTTGAAGAAATGCGGCCATGTCGTGCTGAAGGATCCCGAAATGCTCGTGATCGGGGTCTGCGGCGAATTCAGCAATTTCAGCGTCGATCGCCGAGTGTTCGGCGGCGGATGCCTGTTGCTGAGTGTTCGTGATGTGCTGCGTGAGCTGACCGATCTGCTGTTGCAGTTGTTGCAATCGCGGATCGGCCGGATTCTGTTGTTGCCATACCTGCTCGCCGGCTACGTTCTGAATGCCGTTGGCGAGGGTCTGAAGATCGACGCCGTAATCGTTCGCGATTTTGAGCAACATCCCGATCTTTTGCTGCGGCTGGCTATAGCGCAGCATGTGATCAGCCTTCAGGAGTTCGCTCACGGCGACTTGCGGCGTCACGCCGAAGCTTTGGATCGTCGCCATGTATGGCTGAATGGTGCGGTCCCATTCCTGCGACGACTGCGCGCCGGCCTTGTATTGCTCGATGCCTTTGTGGAAATCGCTTTCCCGGCGCTCGATCTCGCGGCGCGCGGACTCGGGCAGTTTTTCCCAATCGGCGAGTGCGGCCTTCTTCCACGGTGGGCGGAAGCTCTGCGCATCTTGCGGCTCGGCGGGGTCAGCCGGGTCCTGAGGGTCTTGGGGTTCGACAGGCTCAATCGGCTCAGTCGGACCCGCCGGATCAGCGGGCTCAATCGGTTCCGGATCGGTAGGCTCGTTCGGTTCCGGCGTGAAATCGCCGTCTTGCCCACGCGCCGAGATGCTGGCCCATGTCTTGCTCAGAGTTTCATCGATCGATACATCGTCCATTTCAGGCTCCTTGGGCGTAAAAAAAGCCGCTCAAGGCGGCTTCGTGTTGTTTTTGGCTAGATGTCATGTCAGCAGGTGATCGTCCCGGGCGGAAATTGACCGGGGGGTGGCCATGCAGGCTGAACCGGATAATTCGGCAGAGGATGCGGCAGATGGTGAATCGCGTATTGCCGACCCATGCGTTCGAGTATGGCGATTCTGGATTCAGCCATTGCCAAGCGCGCTTCGAGTTGAGCGATTCGTTCTTCCGCAGTCATATCGCGCTCCTAAAGCTGGGCGAGTGCCCGCTGACTTTCGGCACTCATGCCGTTGTAGACGTCGGCAATGCCGCTCTCGATCTTCTTGCCAAACTCGGCATCGGCCGCCTCAGCGCGCTTCACCGCTTCCTTCCGTTCAGATTCCATGCCTTCCCAAGGGCGGCAGTTGTTCCGCTTGAGGTCTTCGGAGCGCGCGACGCGACCTTCGACCCAACGACCATCAATGGGAGACTGATAGCCCGGCAGATCGGTCTGGATCGCGGCTGCCTCGACGATTCGATGCATGCGGCCGTGGCACTCCGGCAATTCGTGGTCACGACTGGCGATATGCCGGAAAATCACCTGAGTCTTTCCGCATCCGTCGCACTTGCAGGTGTACATAGGCATCAGAATTTCGCTCCGAGTTCGACCTTCAAAATCATGCGAACCGAATGCTCCAGTCGTTCGATCGCTTCACGTTCCGTCGGTCCAGTATTGAAAACCTCGGTGCCGAGGACGGTGGCAAAAGCTGCGTAGACGCCTTCGGAGCATTCGATGCGCGGCGTGACATTGATTTCCATTGCCAGTTTCATTGGCGCACCCTCGCCTTCAACCAGAGGCATCAGCTCATATCTGGGAAGCTGAACACGAAAATTCTTTTTGTATTCACAGCAGGAACCGTGGGGGCAATAGATATTTGCCGTACCAGATTTATGCGGATCTCTTTCACTTTGGCAGTGCATCGCATAACCACAGGATGAACAGAACACGCCGGAAATACTTCCGAAGGCTACTTTCATTCTTGCGCCCCATCGTGGGCTGCGCCAATCTGGGCAGCAGTTAGCGTCGCGCCGGCATTGATCTCGGCGACCTCAACGGCGCGCTGGTTGTTCATCGAAGCAATGAGCAATTGGAATTGGCCCGTCATCTCGGCTTTGAAGCGTTCCAACTCGGCACTGTTCTCAGCCCGCATCCGCTCGAGCGCGGCCTCGTTCTGCATTTCGAGCAGATTGCGTTGCGCTTCGAGTTCGTTTTGGTGCTGATTCTGGAGCGCCTGAGCATGCTGTTCCGACATGGAAACGCTGGCGTCCAACTGAGCACGCTCGCGGTCCGCTTGGAGATTCGCTTCAATCTCTCGCTGCTTGCCTTGCTGGCGAAGTTCCTCCACCTGCAACGGGATTTGAGCCTTGGCCGCTTCGGCTTGGGCCTTTCCGTCTTGAGGCGGCTGGGGCGGCTGCATCTGGTCGATGGCGTCTTCCAGTTGCGTACCCATGCGGAACTTGCGCGAGGTGGCCAGCAGCAATTCCTTGGCCGCCGGAAACGGCAGAACGCCCGATTGCACCATCGGCCACAGTTTCTCGATCAGGCCGGTGACGGCGGCGAATGCCGTCGACATGTCCTGAATATCTTCCTGTTGCGAAGCTGCGATTGTCGAGTCGGTTTCGATATCCACCCGGAAGGTCCGGAGCGCGTCGTCCCCCATTGCCTGCTTGACGTCTTCCCACGTAATGGGCTTCGGCGGCAGCGGGGGAACGTTTTGGCCGGCGAGCTTCGCCATGATCGCGGCGCGCATCATCTGATGGCGCTGCGGCATGATTTCGGCGTCGGTCGGCAGCTTGATCTGCGTCATTTCCCGCAACGTCGAAAGCGAAAATCGCTCACAGATCACTTCCGCTTGGAGCGCCATCATGTCGCGGATGTAGCGCTGCATCGCGCGCTGGCGGGGGCTTACGCGAGTCGTGCCGAATGCCACCTTCAAATCCTGCGCGCCCTTCGTCTCTCCGGGGTCGGTCGAGCCGCGCATGACGTCCGGGATGCCGGTCAGTTCATAGATGATCTGCTTGCACCCTTCGCGCTGCGTCCGCAGTTCGGAAAGCACCTGAGCGGCTTTCTCGATCGGAGCCCACCAAATGGCGCTCGCGATACCGCCAGCCTCATACAGCTGCTTGATCGACGAATCGGCCGGTATCAGATCATTGTCTTCACCACGGAATAGTTCGGCCACCTGCGAGCCAAGCGATGGATCATAGATCGCGCGAAGCTTCAGGCCGCTGACGATCTTGTTGATGCGCGTGCAGATGCGGTCCAGTTCCTCGGCCTGCTCGCGATACTGGTCGTAGAGCGGCGTGGGCTCGAAGGTGTCGGAATCCTCAATGGCGTAAAGCGGATTTGGCACCGGGAAGAACTGCTGCAATTGCAAAGGATCGCTTTCAACCTTCAACGGGCCATCCATGTAGCCGCTGTCGGCGATCCAGATGACGTTGCGCGAATCCTTGTCCCAAATCTCCCATACCTTCGCCGTCTTGAACAGGCTCAGGGTCTCGTCGTCCGCGATGCGCTGCTTGTCAGTGTCCAAGTCCGCCGGGCCACCATTCAACTCGACGCGGCTGCCGATCTCTTCGCCAAATCGCTTGATCAGTTCTTCGCGAGTGAAATCGTGGTCGAAGCCGAACCACGGCAATTCCTTGAACGAGCGGCCGGGCCCCACCAAGTATTTGTCCCATTTGACGTGTTCAGCGGGCGCAGTTTCCCACGCCAGTTCCTCGTTCTGCTGCCCTTCTTGGGCCTCGTGATCAAGCTCGGTCTCTTTGTCCTCGATCCCGGTCTGCTCGACGTCGCCCACTTGCACGAGATCCGGGATGTACCGAACGCGCGACACGCCACGCCCGGTGATGAGCATGTCCAACTCGTCAGCGCGGATCTCGGTATCAAAGCCCGTCGTCTCGGCGTTGAACGTGAGCGATCGGTTCATGATCTCGGACACGGCCTTGCCGAGCGGGTCGTTATCCGCAAAGCGACGGCGTACGTCGGGCGTGGGCAGTGTGTTGTAGATCAACGGCGATAAGGTATCGGTGACGAGAAACAGCATGTTGTAGCTGTTCTTCTTGCGGGACACGCTCACGCCGTGGAACAAGTCCCATAGCTTCTTCGACTTCTCGCGCCACGGCTTCATGCGCTTCTTCGCCATCGAGATTTCGACGGCCCAGCGGCGATATTCCGCCTGCGGGCCGCGCCCGAAGTCCTTCGGGGTGTCGACGGTGTTGATGGCGGTCGTGTCGAGATCAGCCACGCTTACATCCCATCGCCGAGGGTGGCGTAAAGGGTAGAGCCAGCGGCCGGAGCGATTGCCTGTAGCGTCTGGCCTTGGTTGATCGAGAAGACTTCGGTGCTATTCGGCAGCATGGGGACGCTGTTCGTCGTGGCCGCGCCGGTGAAGCTGAATTGCACGAGTTGCGTGCCGAAATTCTGGAGGCGAATCGTGCACCCCTGAGCAGGAATATTCGGCAGCGGAATCGGTGTAGACGTCGTGCCGACAGCCGCGTTGACCGTATTCGATCCGTTGGGCTGGAAGGGAAGTTGTTGTCGCATTTCAGGCCTCTTGTGCAATGCGCTTCGAGCGCTGGCGCGCGATCAGCGCGTCGATGGAGAGATCGAGCGGGAACTTAGGAGGGGGCGGTGCCGGCGCCGTTACCTTTTCGGTCTCGTACGCAACGGCCAACATGCGGAAAGCGTCGGCAGGGTTCGACGTCCAGTCGTGAAGCGGCTTTTCGCGAAAGACTTTGTGGTCGTCGTCGTACTCGCGACGGTATTGGCCAAGCGCCTCAATTCCGCTGAATCCTTGGCTGTCGTCCTCGCACGACTTGTCGAACCACACGCGAGGGAACATGCGGCGCACGGCCTGAATGCCATCCTGTACCCCAATGTTCGGCACGATTTCGCAATGATCCCAGCCGATCCCGGCGACCGCGTGACCTTGCGTGTCTTCGGTGCCTTCGATGATTTGCTCTTGGACGCTCCGATTGCTCGCGAGCGTCTTTGCTTTGGCGTCATGGGGCAGATACAGCTTGCCAAGCTTCGTCGCCCCTCTGGCCTGCATCCACTCGCGCAGCCAGTTGAGGTAGAACGCGACATCGTGGCCGTTGCTAGAGTGGAAGCCGCATACGTGAACGGCTTTCCATGGCACCTGAAACGCCCAGATGCTCGTGTCGTCTGAACGGCCGATATCGAAGGCGAAATGCACCGGCAGGCTAGTATCGACAGGCACGTCGGTGATGCGCTTCTCGACGCGGGTCTGCAAGAGCCACGCTGTGTAGAAAGCCCCCATGACGGCGGCCTCGAAGCTGCACATGTACTCTTGATCGAAAATCGCCTGTCCGAAGTCTGGGCCGTATTCGGCGATCAGCGACAGGCGCTCTTGCTCAAGCGCTTCGACGGAGAAAATGCCGGTGTCCGTTGCCGTCGATACATCGGCGAACGCGCCGGGCATCTTCTGCGCGGCTTTCAGCATGCGCTCGGCGTGGTTGTGTCCACGCGGCGTCGTGATGAAGATCGACCAGCCACCGTTCTCGAGCAGGATGGGGCGCACATACGCCCATGCCGCAGGATTTGCGAGTGCCCACTCGGAGAAGACAACGCCGGCCGGTGACGAGCCGACGAGCGTGTTATACCGGTCGCTGCCGCCCACCTGCCACGTTGAGCCGTTCACGAACTCGATGAACATTTCCTGCTCGCGAGTGGTGCGGCGAAGGGCCACGGGAAAGGCCTCGTCGATGCGGCGCATGCCGGTATGCGGATTGACTGCGGTCCAGATGGCTTTGCGCGCGTGAGCGGCTTCCGGCAGCAAGTGCCAGTACGCGCCCGGGCGCTCGAAAGCGGCGATGGACGTGCGGCGCAGTGAAATATCGTCCTTCCCCCACCGGCGGTGCGCGATCTGGTAGGCATAGCGCCCACCATCCTGCAAATAGCGCCAGATCCGGCGCTGATGCTGCCGCGGGCGCCAGCCATAGGCCGGCAGGACGATTTCAGGCATCGTCTTCACCTTCCCGAACGATCTTCACGATCAACGCACCACCCTCGGAGCCCGTCAGTTCCTGCGTGAACTTGTCGCCATACTTCTTCGGGTTCATGCGCGCCAAAACCCATTTGCGGGCGTCGATCTGTACGCGCGTCTTCTGCGGGTCGGCTTTGCTATCCGCGATGTCGATGATCTGGTCGAAGTAGCAGTCAGCGCGCATGCTTTGCGCCTCGGAGTACTGCTCGGCCAATTTCTCATCGGCCGCCACCCAGCGCATGACGGTGCGCTTGTTCGGCATGTCCTTCGACTTGCAGATGACGCGCAGGCTCTCCCCTTCGGCCATTCGCTCGCAGATGCGATCAAAAAGCGCTTGAGAGAAGGTCACGCCGGCCATTTCACGCCATCCACGTCGCGAGGCGCTGCCCGGTCTTCTTCGGGTCGCGCGTGGCCTTATTCTTCGCGGTGCGCTCGCCGCGCGCGGGCTTTTTGCCGAGAACCTTGTTGGCCTTGGCGTCGATCTTTGCCTTTTCGGCCCCGCTCATACGGCCAGCGTCGACCGCCTGCGTGGCTCGAGCCTTCGCATTTGCTGCATGGCTGGCGTCAGGCACCGGATAGCTGCGATCAGGACCGGCAAATTGCTTAGCCGGCAAAGCGTCGCGCTTCGCACTGGAAAGTTTGCTCATGATCACCCCGCAGATTGATCGACCGCATTGGGAACGGTGAAGGTGCCGGACGTGGCACAGAGAATGGCGAAGGCGCCAGCTGGAAGGTTGATCGAACCCGGACCGCCGACCGTCTGATTCAGCGCGAGGCCGATAGTCAGCGTGCCGGTGTTGCCGTTTGTCCATGTACCGACAACGGTCCCGGTGCTGCACGTCACGCCAGTGGCTCCCACACGGGCCTGCAATGTGCATGTCGAGCCGCCCGAGAGCGTAATCGCCGCCGTGCACTGGGGGCTGACCGTGACGATGGCCGCCTTGGTCGTATCGGTCGCCTGAAAGGCTGTCCCCACGGCCAGACTGCGTACATTGGGCGCCCCGAAGTTGAATGCCGCGGGGATCGTCGGCTTATTCAAGATGGCAGCGACGCCCGTCGAAGCGTTCCAATCGCTGTTGACTTGGGCAGCCGGGATCGTGGGTTTATTCAGGATTTGCGCCACGCCAGACGCCGCAGCCCAATCCGAATTCACCTGAGCGGCGGGGATAGACGGCTTGTTGAGAATCTGGGCCAATCCGCTGGAGGCGTTCCAATCGGCATTCACCGGCGTGGCCGTGAGCGCCAGCACGCCGGAATTTATCGTGAGGCCGCTGCCAAGCGTCACCCACACCGGGAGGAGCGCCGTCGAGTCATACGACAGCAGCCCGGGCGTGGCCGGATGAGTCGGGATGCGGTTGATGTTGCCGGTGTCGGTCGAGTTGCGCTGCGAGAAGTTCACGTCATCCGGACCGGCGAACGAAAGCGCGCAGAAGAACGTCAGCGCGAGAGCGACGAGTCTTTTCATTGGAGAAGGATCCAAGTGTTGGCCGCGACCTTGATGAAGGCGAAACAGTCGTTCGGCGAGAGCGAAGCCATCGGGTTGAGCACCATGGCGCCGGAAACAGTCAGCGCGGTGATGGCCTGCGATGTCGCGATGACAGCGCGCTGCGCAAGGCGGCTGGAGGCGTCCGACGGCAGCGTGATGGTCAGCGTGGCGAGAGTGCCCCCGGGCGTCAGGTAAAGCACCTGATCGGCGCTGGCGTTGTCGAAGCCGACGGTCTGGCCGGTCGTGGGCGATGCCGTCTTGATGGTGCCGAGCGGCATATATCGAGAGTCCGCTGAGGTCTGGCTGATTCCACCGGCCGTTGATCGCAGGGTCAATTTGGGCTCCAGAAATGACAAAACCCGCTCGGCTTACACCTGAGCGGGTTTCTTGAGGGCGAACGACTCCCCCACGGCCGGGATTATAGGACGGGACAATCGAGTTTACAAGTTCGATCAACAAGTTCTCTTTCGAGCAAATGCGGGAGCAGCATTCGCTTGGCTCGGGCGTATTCGTCCTCGATTGTCCCTGTCAGGCGGATCGAGCGCCACACTTGAGCTCCTGCGAAGCTATTGCGCAGCTTTGTCTGTACTTCTGAAAACCGATTGCGCATCTCGGTTTGAATGGCAATGCGGGCCTGCAAGTCGAGGCGTGATACGCAGGCATCGACCGCCTCACACACCCGCTTACGGGCTGCCGCATCCGCGATATCGGCAAGGTCGGCCGACTCTCGCCAGCCCGACCGGTACTCGCGGCATGCCGGATCGGCGCGGCCATATCCGAGCTTCGGGCGGTAGGACTGCTGCCAGTCGTACCAGTCTTCGAGAAGATCGTCGATTTCATCGCTCACGGTCAGGCCTCGGGTTTTTTCTGATGCTGGTCACGCCAAGCCAAGAACGGCCGGCGCACGATGGTGTGAAAGCGGTCTGCGGCAGACCCGTTGGCGTCGAGTTCGCGGCGGCTATCGACGCCGCACGCGATGCGGATGAACTCGGCGGCGTCGTCTGCGGTGATGGGCTGATGTGCGGCCTCGGCCAGCCAAGCCCGAAACTCAGGCTGACGCGGGAGCATTCCGGCCAGGCGGACGAGGCTGGTCATGGTCAGAGTCGCACGCGATCAGCAACGCTGTGAGCACGCGCCGTCGCGAGACGGATACGGCCAATCAAATAATCGATAGCAGCCACGCATTCCGGCTCGCATGTGATGGCAGAAGTACCTTCGATGGCTTCGGGAGGAGCGCCGTCGGAGATCGAAGAAACTCGCATAGAAACGCGCTCCACTGCATCGAGCAACGCGGAAACTGCCTCATGAGCCTCCGAGAGTTGATCGGGAATACGCTTGATGGGCTCGATGACATTCGATGCCACAGAGCCGAGATTGTTGTTTCCGATACCTTGCGTCATGCTTCTTCTCCTTAAAAGCCCGTTTAGGGGCGGAAATTGGTATTACGGCATCATCCAAACGCCGGCCGCCAGACATCCAGCGATGACGACGCAACTGAGCCCGGCGAAGAGCAGGATGGCGCCGACGGCATCGAAGTCTTCCATCACGCGCCCCCGATCAGCTTTGTTTCGTCGACCACGCGCACGTCCTCGGGGTTGAGATCGACAATCAATCCATTCTTCTCTTCATATTCACGGAGGAGGCGCTCCAACTCGCGTTCGTTCTCTGCGATCTTCTGTCGGGATGCCTCTGCCATCTGCTCAATCTCACGAATTTCCCGCTCAGATCGCCGAAGGTTTGCCTCGAGCTGAGACGCCAACTGGTCATAAATGAACCAGAACATCACTTCCCTCCTAACGCGTCTCGTTCACACCAAAAAACTCCCCACGCGACACCAAGACACATCCACCAAGCAATGAATGCAGTACAAAGAGCCCATATCCCAACTGCGGCTCCGCGATGATCAAAATTGAAGCCACAGAGCCAGCCGGCAAAAGCCGAAAGCGTGAATACGATCATCAAGACAACCGCATATTTTTGATTTCTGCTCATCACGCACCCCCGAACAAAGCAGCCGTCAGCGGATCGCGCGGCGGAATGATCAGCCCCAACTTGAGCTTGCGCCGCGTGGCGTAATGCGTGCGCCGAACTCGCAGTTCTTCGGGGTCTTGACGCTTCTCCCATGCCTTGACGCGCTCGGACGGCGTCTTGGTGCGTGGCTTCTGGGCGTTCCTGCCGGGGCCGAGCTTGAACAGCCGCGTAGGCATCCCGTTCAGCGTCGCGGGCGCGTAGCCGTCGATATGCGCCTCACCAGCCTTCACCATCTCGTTGATGATCTTGCGGACCGTCACGATGTGGGTCTTGGTGAGCTTTGCGAGGTCGGGAGCGCTGCGCACACCGTAGAAGGCCATTGCGGCGACGATGATCGGCTTCGACGTTTCAACTACGCGGATCGCCTTCTTCAGACCGAGCGCGCGTGCGCGGTTCTTGCATGACTGCAAGTTGTGGCCCGGCAGCAGGTGAAGCTGGTCGGCAATCGTCTCGTGAGAGGCGAAGATCGCGCGCAGCACTTTGTCCTCCGCGCACGTCCAGAGGTGATAGGAGCGTTTCATCGTGCGTTCTCCCGCGTGATGGCCAGAGACAGGATGGCCAGAGCGTCCGCCTCGTTGTCATCCTTCGGGCGGAAGCCGCGCGCCTGTGCGGCTGCGATCATTTCGGGCTTCTTGGCATTGCCTGCGCCGGTCCATGCCTTCTTCACCTGCCCCACACCGACGCCCGTCATTTCGATGTTCCGGCCCGCGCACCAGTGCTCCAAGTGCGCGAGGAAGCCGCCATAGACGTGCGCGGCGATCACCTGATTCGGGCCGTGACGCTTCACGTCCTCGAAGTACACGGCGTGAATCTCGCCGAGCTCGGCATAGCAATCAGTCAGAAGTTCACGGAAACGCGACCAGCGTTGGCCGGCTGCTTCGCGGCTGCGGGGTGCGCACGTCAGACTGCCGCTTCGCACATGACCGTTGCGGCCGACGCTGGCCCATCCAAGCTTCGTGCCAAGGTCGAGCGCAAGAATGCTGCGGTGCGTCTCAAACGCGGGCGCGCGCGTGGTGGTGGCTTGAGGGGTGGCGAAGGGATCGCTCTCGTCGTGTTCCATGGGGAGCCGAGCGTTCATCGGCATTTCGTCGAAGAGTCTCATTCGATCATCTCCGGGATGAGGGATTGAATAGCGGGGGGCGTAAATGGCAGTTCAGCGCTCGGCAGGGTGCGCACCTTGGCCTTGTCAAGATCAGCGCAGCATTCCGCGATGAGCGTCAGGTACAGGCGCTCGGTCCAAAGCTTCACTGAGTCCTGCTCGTTGATCGTTCGGGTGTGTTCGACGAAGGCGTGCGCCTTGCGGTCGAAAACCTTCGTGGTGCGGATCTGGTTCGCGGGGGCTAAATCTGGGCGACCGATCCGCGCCATGGCATCAGAAGCGGCGCGGTGCCGTCCATTGGCCCAGTCGAAGGGATGGATAGTTGCAGCGTTCAGGTACGCCTTCACGAAGGCAGACCGGGCGTGCATGCGTGCCGTGACCTCCTGCCAGTGCATCGGCATGACGTGCGCGTGGCAGCCGCAAAGCCAATCGGCGCCGGTTCGTGTGGTGCCGGCGAGCATGCAACCGTGAGCGGCACATGCCCATTTCGGCCCAGAATCCTGCGCGTTGGTGACGATATCGCTCATGCCGCCGCTCCTCGAGAGTTTTCAGCCTGCTTGCGCTTGATGCGGTCGATGTACGAGTCGCGAGACTCACCGACGCGTGCCTCACCGGCGCCGCACTCGCGGCCGGCTTGCGAGAGCTGCCCGTCGTTGAGAGTGTGAAGCGGTGGCGATTTCGGCTTGGGTGGCGTGAGTAACTGCTTCACGATCGGTTCGAGGTACGACGGGCCCGGGCGGGTGACGTTGCGATTTTTCGCCATCTCGGCGGCAGTCAGCAGCATGTCGTCTGTGATGCGCGTATCTGCCGCCCAAGCGAGCACAATCGGGTTCGATCCATTGCATCCCTCGATGCCATTGCGACGGAGAAGGGCCGAGATAGCGACGGCACGTGTCGTTTCAATGGGTTGCACCGTGGCCGGAGGAGCAGGCGGCTCATCGGAGTGGCGCTCGGTAGGTACTGCTACTACCTGCTCTTCTCCATTCCCTTCCTTTCCCTTCCCTTCCACTTCCCTTCCACTTCCCTTCCCTTCCGTCAGTGAGCCATCAGTGAGTGATTCGTTAGGGTCTGCCATTTCTGGCGTCGGTAGTCCCGTTTTCGATGGCCGGTTAATTACCTGATGCTTTCTGAAACCCTTGATGTGTAAGTACTTTTCGCCTCTCACCGTGTACTCAGCGAACAATCCGTGAGCAATCAGTGAGTGAATCAGCGGATCGACGTCAATTGCATCCGCAGGAAATACCTGCATCTTCAATTTCTTCGGAGAGCGCGGAAGGTTGCCGTTGTCGTCCGCGAAGTTCCATGAGCCGATGAAGAACAAACGAGCTGCCATATCGAGTTCGACCATGGTCTCGTCGGTCCAGAAATCGGGCTTGATCGTACGGATGCGGGCCATTACTCACCCCCTGCGGCGCAGCGCGATGATCGTCGGCACGACGATGGCGAGGAATACGACGACAGCCATGAATAGGTCCATGCTCACCCCCGGCCACACTCGCCCATGTTCATGCGGGCGCAATGGCAGTTCGAACCGATGACGTTGCCGCGCGCGAGATAGTCCGCGTACTCCTCAGTGAACGTCACGAGGTGAAGAGCGGTATGCAATCGCGCGATCTTGTCGATCGGTACGCCGGTAGTGCCGCCTTTCACCTTGTCAATCATCGAGACAGACCAGCCCATCGCGGCGGCGAGATCGTCCTTCAATCGTTTGCTCTCGCACACGGCTTCGAGCGTCAACTCGATCACTGATTTACGGTCGTTCGGGGGCATTCCGTCTGATTCCGAGACGTTCCGAATAGAGTCAATGCGGCGCAATGGCTGCGCAAATACAGTGGTGGTCATGCGGCCACCTGACTCGAAGCCGAGGAGAAATGGGACGCGTGAAACTGCGCGATCGCATCGCGGTTGGCTTCGCTCGTTCCCTTTGAGGTGCCGTTATCGATGCGGCTGATCGTCGGCTGCGAGATGCGCGTACCACGTGCGATCTCGCTTTGGCTGACGCCATCCGCCCGAAGCTCAGCGATTAGCTGCTTGGCGCTCTTCATAGGAATGCTCCAGGTTGTGATTACCCTGAAATCTATACGCACATGAATAGGTTTGTCAATTCGCAGATGAATAGAAATTTGGTGAGCACCTATGCAGGCCCGTATATTCCATGCATGGATCTAGCAGACAGACTTCGAGAGGTGATGCGGGAGCGACGCGTGAAAAGCCAAATGGCTCTTCACCGGATGTCCGGCGTGCCTCAACCGACCATCAACCGCCTGTTGCGTGGATATACAGGCAGTCCGGATTCGGACACCATCAGTAAGTTGGCGGTCGCGTTATCCGTGCACGCAGAATGGCTTTTGACAGGTCGTGGAGATAAGGAAGTTCGCCGGGCAGCCAGTATCAGCAGGGCAACGGATGGCGCTTGGCCGTTCGCCTTTTCGCAGGCTCGCTATGAGGCTCTTCCTGACGAACACCGTGGAAGAATCGAGTCCTACGCGCTGGCGACGATTGAAATGTGGGAGTCGTCAGCGCCAAAACAAATCAACGGGGCCGATTGAGCTGACGAGCGCGAAAATCTATCGGTTCCCGACGGGCGAGCAGATTATCACCAGACGTAAGAGAGGGTCATAGGGTATTCACCCAAGCAAAAATCTATTCATTTGCGTATTGACTACATCTATTCATCATCGTATAGTTGCCTCACATCCACACGGACCGCGAGGCACAAATGAACCTGATCCAACTGCACTACAAGTTCCAACGGGCAGCCGCTCATATTGCCGCCCCCGTCATGCGCGCCACTGGCTTCCGGTTCTCGAAGGCTTCGCGCGACAACCGTCTGATCAATTCGCTGATCTGCCGCGTCTCCGCCAATCTTCTTGCAGACGGCATCAAGCCGTCGCGCATGTTCTGAGCGAGGCACAAATGAACGCACCCACCAGCAGCACCCTTCATCTCGAATCCATCGTTCTGAGCGCTGGCGGCCATGATGCCGAAAGCGGCGAGCATTGCTTGCTCGAAGTCGTGAGCATGTTCGCGGGCGAGCCCTTTGGCGATTCACCGATGTGCGTCGATCCGGTTCTCGCGGCTTTCGGTCGCGCTTGGAACGACGGCATGCGCACCGACGAGGAACGCGCCCAACTGAAACAGTACATTCATCAACTGGTTGGCACTGCCGGCTCTGCTGCACTCTCCGAAAAGCGTTCGTGGATGGCATTCGACTGGCTGGTGCGCGTGCAGTGCGCCGCGTGGCTCGCTCTCACGCCTGCGCTGAAAGTTCACGCCGACATTCTCATCTCGCTGCCGGCGATCACCTGCAAAGCTGAACTCGACATCGCGTTGCCCAAGATAGACGCCGCATGGGCCGCCGCAGGGGCCGCCGCAGGGGCCGCCGCATGGGACGCCGCAGGGGCCGCCGCATGGGCCGCCGCAGGGGCCGCCGCATGGGCCGCCGCAGGGGCCGCCGCAGGGGACGCCGCACGGGCCGCCGCAGGGGACGCCGCAGGGGCCGCCGCAGGGGACGCCGCACGGGCCGCCGCAGGGGACGCCGCATGGGCCGCCGCACGGGCCGCCGCACGGGACGCGCTCGAGCCTACCGTCAAAACACTGCAAGCAAGCGCGCATGAATTGTTCGCTCGCATGATTTCTGCGAAGTGAGGTGATGCCATGAACGCCCCTCTCCCCCAAGCCATCCATCGCCAGATTGGCTCCATGAGCCAGAGCGAAGCCGCAGAAGCGCTGGATCGAATCGACGCGGATTTCGACGCAGCGGTCACGGCACGCGCCTCGCTGATTGAGCGCGCGGCTCTCCCGAGCGACATCACCGAAGTGCTGGGCGCGCTGGTTCTGCCGGAAGACGTGACGGTGATCTGCGCCGCGTTCCGCTCTGGCGCTGCTGATCTGGCGCTCGGTCCGGTGCTGGTGCGCATCCTTCGCCGCGAATGGCACGATCAGGCCGAGATCGAGTGCATCCGTCTTGCTGAAACGTGCCTTTCTCCCGGCGATTCGATGCGTGTCACCGCCAAGGACTTGCAGCGCGCCGCCGTGATCGCGCAGATGGGGGGGAAGCATGGATAAGCACACACCTGCTTTGCAGCACGTCGCTGTTTCTGAGAACGGCGAGTTGCGTTGGATGACCGGACGGAAGCCGCGAGATTGCGAACTCTATGCAATGCCAGATGGCGGTCGCCTCTCCCCGCTGATCGCCGCCGCGCCGGAACTGCTGGAGTCGCTCCAGCAGGTCATTCCCATTCTCGATGAAATGGAGTATTGGCCCCCGGGAACAAGCGATGCCATCGATGTCGCCCGCGCCGCCCTCGCCAAAGCCCGAGGTGAAGCATGAGCATGGTCTGCGATCTCTGCGGCCAGACCGGCATTCGCTGGGTCGGCCCCTTTTCGAACCTCACCCACACCGAGTGCCCGCACTGCGGTGGCGTCAACTGCCAGCGCGCGGACGATATCGATCTCGACGACGAGGAGAACGACGAATGAACCTCTTCCGCCGCCTAGACCGCTTTGCCGAGCGCCGGCCGTATCTGGCCGGGACACTCGCCGCGATTCTTCTCGTCGTGCTGTATGGCGTGGTCGGCACCAATGACCTCGACGACGCCATGCGCGCCGCCCAGCCCGTCGTTTTCCGGAGCGTCTGACATGAACGCACCTCTGATCGCGGTACCCGACCGCACGAAGTTCATCGGCGGTAGCGATGTTGCCGCAATTCTCGGTGTCAGCCCATGGCGTAATGTGGTCGATCTGTGGATGGACAAGATCACGCCGCGCCGTGAGGACGGCCACAACGCAGCGGCAAAGCGTCGTGGATCGCGTCTTGAGCCGTACATCCTCGACATGATCCGCGAGGAACACGGCCTCAACATCGTGGCGGCAAACGAGCGCTACATCGACAGCGAACTGCCGTTCCTTGCGGCCGAAATCGACGCGGAATACGCCGACGGGGACGCTCGCGAGAACATCGAAATCAAGACCGTTCACCCGTTCAAGTCGAAAGAATGGGGCGAGCACGAGACCGATGAACTGCCGCTGCACTACGTGGCGCAGGTGCAGCACGGTCTCGGCGTGACTGGTCGCAACATCTGTCGCGTGTTCGCTCTCATCGGTGATGACCTCAAGCCATACACGGTTCACCGAGACGACGAGTTGATCAGCGTAATGCGTGAGCGCGCCACGGAGTTCTGGACGAGGTACGTCGTCCCCAAGGTTCAGCCGCCCATCGATTACGAGGCAAAAAACGTCCTCGACACCATCAAGCGTCTCTATCCGGGCAGCGACGGCACAGTGCTCGACGCCACTGCCATGCACGAGCACTGGCGCGCTGTGTTCGAAACCGCCAAGACCATGCAGGCCCACTACGAAGCATTGCAGGAAGGCGCACGCGCGCACCTGCTGGCCGAAATGGGTAAGGCCGCGGCAATCCGCTTCGACGACGGGCAAGCCTTCATCCGCAAGGAAATCAGCAAGAAGGCATACAGCGTCGATTATCCGGCCTCGAAATACATCGATTTCCGCCTCGGCAAATTCAAGGAGTAATCCAGCATGAGCACGAACGCCCTCAAGGCAAAGGTCACCGGCACCGCCGTGGCTGATGAAAAAAAGAACCCTGTCGATAAGGTGGCGACGCTACTCGCAAGTCCGAGCATGCAGGCGCAGATCAAGGCCGCGCTGCCGCGTCACATGACGCCAGAACGGCTGGCACGCATCGTCACAACCGAGATCCGCAAGGTGCCGAAACTGGCCGAGTGCACGCCGGTATCGTTCTTCGGCGCCGTGATCCAGTGTGCACAACTCGGCCTTGAGCCGGGTAATGCGCTGGGGCATGCCTACATTCTGCCCTATGACCGGAACGTGAAAGACGGCAACAACTGGACGAAGGTCAAGGAAGCGCAACTGATCATCGGCTATCGCGGCATGATCGATCTCGCGCGCCGGTCAGGTCAGATCGTCAGCATCGACGCACGCGCCGTGTACGAAGGCGACAAATTCGACTGCCGGCTCGGCCTCGATGCACACATCGACCATGTGCCCGACTGGAACAACCCCAACCGCGCGAATGCCGCAAAGCTGACGTTCGTCTATGCCGTCGCCAAGCTCAAGGATGGTGGCATCCAGTTCGACGTCATGAGCCGCGCCGAGGTCGAAGGTATCCGCGCGCGCAGCAAGGCGAAGGATAAGGGACCGTGGGTCGACGACTTCGCTGCAATGGCCCTCAAGACAGTTGTGCGCCGCCTATTCAAGTTCCTGCCGGTAAGCATCGAATTGCAGACCGCTGTATCGCTTGATGAGCGAGCAGACGCCGGACTGTCTCAAGACAACGGCGCAATCATCGACGGCCAATTCTCGGTTGTAGATGAGGAATACGAAAACGGCACCGGTAGCCCAGATGCTCCCGCGCTCGAAGGCCCGAGCATCACCGCGCTCATGGCCCAAGTTCAAGCTGCCAGCACCGGCGACGAACTCGACATGATCCTAGACAGCGGCCGCGACCTCAGTGCCGACGACTCCCAAGCGCTCCGCGAAGCCGTCGCGGAACGTCGCGACTCCCTCAACCAGTAACCCCGTTGGGCGGCCAGCACGGCGCCCTCTTTTCCGCCCATCAGGAGATACCAACGATGCCATTCGAACTCGAAGCCCAGCAAGCCAAGCTCACCAGCGTCAACCCGCGCGCCGAACTCCACGGCGAAGACAAGAAGCCGGCCGTCGATCTGAAATTCGAAGTGGCCGCCGATAACGGCGTCCTCGCCAACTTCGGAGCGGACCTGCGCAGCATGCTCTACACGCTGCCTGACGCTCAAGATGATCTGATCGATAAGGACCGGCTGACGAAGCTGAAGTACCCGAACATGTCAGGGTTCAAGTGGCAGACGGAAGGCGTTGGCTACACGGCCGAGATCGACTACGGCCTCGGCGGCGCCAGCAACATCGTGCTCGACGAGCTCAAGGTCGATGGCTTCCGCATTCAGCCGATGGAAGGCGGCACGGTGATCGTGTCATTCCGGTGCATCGCGCACCCGGAAGAAGACGACATGGGCAAGCTGTGCGGCCTGATTCAGCGCGATGTGGAACTTACGCTTACCGCTCCGCCGCCGCAGACAGCATCCGATCTGTTCAAGGACGCCTGACATGCGCCTGCCGACCACAACTGAAATGGTCAAGTCGCTGGAGCAAATCTCCGGCGACCTCACCGACCAAGAGCGCGCGGCCCTTGCGCCGATCAGCGCCGTCATGCACAGCGGCCAAGTCACACAACTCACCGGCGAGCAGGTCGAAGCGCTCGACGCGATGTATTCGGCCTACTTCGGGAGCACTGCAAATGTCTGAGATCAACCAATGGCAGCCGATGGAAACCGCGCCAGCGGATGGGACTGTGCTGCTGATGATGGCGCGTTACATCCACGCCACCGCTGAAATCCCAGTTATCGCGCACTACAGCGCAGAGCATGGCGGCTGGATCAATCAAACGTTCTCGTCGGCGGTGCAGTTGGTCGTGCCGTCTGCGTGGATGTTCCGGCCTGAGCCGTTTGGTGCCGTCGACCGCGAGCGCTGCGGATATGCCGCCACGCCAGCCGCACAGAGCGCAGGGCAAGAGCCGACAAGTGCATGCAGTGTGTGCTACGGCACCGGCTTCGATGTGAACGGGAAGCCGTGCGCGTTCCCGCATGGCCCGATGCGCACCACCTACAGCAATGCCGCGCCCGTGAATGGCGGCGAGCGCGAACTGGCAATTGAAGAAGCCGCGCAGATCGCGGAAACGTTCAAGTGCGGCACCTGCGGCATGGACGGCAAGTGCGCGGCGGCGATTCGAGAACTCAAGGGCGTGCGCGCCGCAGATGCGCCGCAGGTGGGCGGGGAACGCCTGACGCGCGATGAAGTACATGCCAAGGCTCTGGCAATGCCGGAACCACCTGTCGGCGTGTTTGCGGCTGGTGCCCTCACGTCTCCCGCGAAGGTGGGCGGGGATGAACGGGAGGCGTTCATCAACAAGTGCATCCACCTGCTTGAATCCTCGCGGCGTGCCGCCGAAGTTGTGGGCATCGAGCACATCGAAGTTTTCCCCTACCTGCCCGAGTACGACGAAGCTGTCGAATGGCTCAAGGAAAACCGCGCCGCGCTGTCGGCGGATGGCGGGGAGGACAAGCGAGATGCGAAGTATTGGCGCGTACTGCTGGCGAATGACTGGTCGCTCACGTCGATTGAATGTGACGTCGAACCTTTCCGCATGTGGGCAATCGTCGGAATCGCATTCTCGACGGGATGGCACCCGACGCCGCGCGAGGCCATCAACGCCGCCATTGCCGCCAATCAGGCGCGAAAGGGGGAGTGATGGCAAAGACCTATCCGCTCGAAATCGAGAACGTCGGCGATGACGAATACATCGTCATGTCTCGCGGCCATCACGACTTCCACGAATTCATGCGCAAGGTGCGTGACGAGGGTTTCGATTGGCCGCTGACGATGCCGCAGCACAAATGGGTGCGTCGCGTTCCGACGCGCAAGCGCTGGATGAACTGCATCTACGTGTTTGCCAACGAGGGGGAACGTGGCGCTTTCCCGGCAACCTATGCGTGGGAAGCTCACGCCGACGAAACCTATGAAGCAGTGTGCGCGGCCAATCAGGCGAAGGGGGATGCGTGAGCGCGATCATCAGCCAGTGCGGCCAGTACCGCTATACCCTGACCCGAGAGCCGCACGACGCCTATACGACACGCGGCACCGCCCTGTTCATCATGCTCAATCCGAGCACGGCCGACGCGACGGTCGATGATCCGACAATCCGTCGCTGCCGAGGGTTCGCGCGCGCTTGGGATTGCAATGGCATCGTCGTCGCGAACCTCTATGCCTTACGGGCGACTGATCCGACCGAACTGTGGAAGCACCGCGACCCGGTCGGGCCGCTCAATGACCACCACCTTCGGCGACTCGCCAGCGAGCATGAGACGGTCGTGTGCGCATGGGGGACGAACGCGCGCCCTGATCGGGTGGCGCAGGTGCGCAGTCTGTTCAACGGCCGCCATCATCGCCTGATGTGCCTCGGTGTGACGAAAGACGGATCGCCGCGTCATCCACTTTACGTGCGCGCTGACCAGCCGCTTATCGAATGGCCTGTAATCGCCGCATCTCAGGCAGCGGGGGAGCGGAAATCGTGAACAAGCTTATCAACGCGGCACGCACCCAACAGACGGACCGGCGCTATGCCATTTGTCCGATGGTGTCCGTAAAGTTCGACGTGCGCGAGGCTCGCTCACCGAGTCTTCCGTTGGCATATGAATACGCGACAAGTGCGACGTTTGTCGCCACGTCTATCGGCGCGCCAAGAAGTTCAGATCGCATGCATGACCACGCATTGCGAGCGATTCTCAGCATGGTGTATGGCGAAGCCGTAAGCCGCTTATACGAAATCCAACGTGCGGCAGAAGCTGGTGATGTGTTGGAGGCCATCAATCTGTGTGAACTGCTGCGAGAAGAAATGCTCACGCCAATCGCAAAGGAACGCTCATGAGACAGAACGAGATCATTCTGGGCGACTGACATGCGAGGCGCCTACTACAACGAGCATGACAAATACGCCGCCGATTGGCTCCGCAACCTCATCGCCGCCGGGCATATCGCGCCCGGTGACGTCGACACGAGAGATATCCGCGATGTTCGACCTGACGACCTCAGAGGCTACACACAGTGCCATTTCTTCGCCGGCATCGGCGTCTGGTCCTATGCACTCCGACTGGCAGGCTGGCCTGACGACCGACCTATTTGGACCGGTTCCTGTCCGTGCCAACCTTTCAGCGCGGCAGGCGCAGGACTTGGGTTTGCTGACGAGCGGCACCTCTGGCCGCACTGGTTCCACCTCATCCGCGAGCTCATGCCTGCAAGCGTGCTTGGAGAGCAAGTCGCGAGCAAGGACGCAGAGCCTTGGCTCGACCTTGTACAAGATGACATGGAAAGCTTGGGTCACGCCTTCGGGGCGATCGCGTTTCCGTCTTCGGGCATCGGTGCCCCGCACATCAGGGACCGCACGTACTGGACGGCCCACACCTCGGGCAAGCGACGGAACGGGAGCGCAAGTACAGCCAGGATTGCAGGGTGGCCTATCACTGCGGCAAACAGCGCAGATGTCGGGCTGGCCGACGCCGAGCTCATCGTTGGTGGATGCCAAGCCGAATCCACCGATCACGTCCGGGCGGAAACCAACCGACCCTCAGATCGGATTGGCCGACGTTGCGGTACACCTAGCGGGGTGGCCGACCACGACAAGCACGGACGCACTGCGCAAGCCGTCGCCGAACTTCACCACGCCGAACGTGACGCTCAACCATGCCGCAGCGCTCGCGGGGTGGACAACGCCGAGCGCCAGCGATTCGACACGATGTGGCACAGGGATTACAGCGGGGATGACAGGCAGCTCGCTGGCGCAGCAGTCGAAAGAAGCACAGGGACCGGCCCGACTAACAGCTTCTGGCGAGATGCTGATTGGCTCCTCTGCCGGGATGGAAAGTGGCGGCCAGTTGAACCCGGCACATTCCCGCTGGCTCATGGGGCTCCCGCGAGAGTGGGACGACTGCGCGCCTACGGCAACGCGATCAACGCGCAAGCGGCGGCCGAGTTCATCCGGTGGGTGAACGAGGCAATCAAGGAAACAGCATGACCACCCACCCGGCCACGGCCGAAGCACTGAAAGAGATTCTGCGGGTGACTGCCCGCGCTTGGGAGATACGAGGATGAATGCCCCCCAATCCAGCAAGCCGGAACGCATGTTGAAACTGAAAGATGTGATCGAGCAGGTGGGTTACGGCCACACGGCAATCTATGCGCGAGTCAAGGCTGGGACGTTCCCCGCGCCGGTGAAGATCGGTTACGCGAGCCGCTGGCCCGAGTCCGAGGTTCAAGCATGGATTGCAAAGCAGGTCGCGGCAGCGCGCGGCGGTTCGGTGGAACAGCCGGACGAGACGACCGAGCAAGCCCACCATTGA